CAGGTGTAGGGACCTTAAGTTACCTATAAAGGATGTAGTAGTCAGTAATAAATCTACAGAACCCGAGAGATATGCTAATCTTCGATCCCAGTTATGGGGGAAGATGAGAGAGTGGTTAGAGAATAGTGCAGATCTACCATCGGAGACTAGAGAGAAGGATATTAACTTACCATCTCAACTTACCTCGATGGAGTATGGTTACAATAACAAAATGCAGATTCAACTTCTCTCTAAGAAAGATATAAAGAAAATGGGATATCCATCCCCCGACGTAGCCGATGCTCTATCTTTTACTTTCTTTGAACAAATAAGAGATGTAAAACATAAGAGGACATTTAAGAGACCTATGAAACGCACTAGAACCTTGTGGGTATAAAATGGATAGTTACCATGACAGACCTGGAGTATTTATAGCACCAGCAGATAAGGTGCAAGAAATAGAAGATCTATATGCTAAAGCCATTGAAGATCCTGATGATTATCTAGAAGAGAAAGAAGAGTATTCATCTTTAGCTTCTTATATCATGGAAGTCTTCAGAGAGAATCAAGATACTCGTAGATCTTCTGGTATTGAAGAGAAGATGCTTCAGTCTCTCAGAGCTTATAATGGGCACTATGATCCTGAAGATCTTGCTAGGATACAAGAGACTGGCGGCTCTGAGATCTACATGAACCTTACACCTACAAAGTGTAGGGCAGCTATGTCATGGCTCAGAGATATTATGATGCCAGCTAAGGAATATGCATGGGGTCTCTACCCTACAGATGTTCCTGAGTTACCAATAGAGATCAGAGCACAGATAGAAGATCAAATCAATAAGCTTGTAGAGACACCTGCACCTGTAGAAGGAGAACAACAGCAGCAACCAAATCAACCTGCTGTTATGAATGCTGCACAGAAGATGCAGGAAGTTAATCAACTTAAAAGAGATATTGAAGAAGCTATAGCAGATGAGATATACAAGGTAGCTCTTACTGAAGTTAAGAAGTATGAGAAGATTGTAGCTGATCAACTTCAAGAGGGGGAATGGGAGAAAGCATTCTCTGAGTTTATTGAAGACTTCTGTGTATTCCAGGTAGCTATAATGAAAGCTCCTGTAATCTCAAAGAAGAAAAGACTTACTTATAAAGATGGTGAAGTAGAAGAGATTGAAGATTTTGTTTTCTTAAATAAGAGAGTATCTCCACTTGACATCTATCCTAGTGCTAATGCAACTAGTATTCAAGAAGGAGATCTTTGTGAGCATGTCAGATTTGATAGAAAATCTTTGTACAACCTTATAGGGGTTCCTAATTATAAAGAAGAAAACATTAGAAAGATCTTAGAAGACTTTAAGAGTGGATATACAGGAGAAGAACTTGACTCATCTATAGAATCAGAAAAGGTAATTGAAGAGTATCGTGGAGATACCTTCAGAGCCTCAAAGAATATCATACATGGTGTACACTTCCACGGGTCTATAGGGTGGAAGTTACTCTCTGACTGGGGTTTTGAAGAAGATAAGATAGGCATTGATGAGGATAGAGAGTTTGAAGTAGAGGCTATTCTTGCAGGTGGTGAAGTTATTAAGTGTGTACTTAATTCTGATCCACTCTTGAGGAGACCTTACTATAAAGCATCCTGGCAGAACATCCCCGGTTCTTTCTGGGGAAGATCCCTGCCAGAACTTATGAGAGATATTCAGAGGATGTGCAATGCTACTGCTAGGGCACTTGCTAATAATATGGCAGTGGCGTGCTTACCTGGAGATACCGTAGTATATAGACATACAAAGAATGGCAGAGCATACTCAGAAGTCACAATAAAGGAATTATTTGATAAGAGAGATGAATTTAATTCTGGAATGCTTCGAACTAGATTAAGATCTCTCGATGAAAATACTGGAGCCTTTTTTAATAACAAGTTAGTGGATGTTATTTATAATGGTATTGCCCCGGTATATGAGATAAAAACTGAGAGTGGTTATAAAATCAGAGCCACCGATAATCATAGGTTTCTTCGTGAAGATGGGAGTTATGATTTTGTAGCTAACTTCCTACCAGGAGATTTTATTGCTGTAAATGGATCTACAAGTAAACCAACAAAACTTTGCATAGATTGCGGTTGTCCAATAAAACCTTCTTCGCAGAGATGTAAAAAATGTCATACAAAATACTGGAATGAGGTGCAGAGAGAACTAGCAAGACAAAACTATTGGGACGCTTCAGATACAACCTCTAGACAAAGAAAAGATGTTCTGGAAGCAAGGAAAGATTATTGTAAGATCTGTGGAAAAGTTGATGTCAAGTTTGAAGTACATCATAAGAATGCAGATCCAATGGATAATTCTCCAGAAAATCTTATTAATTTGTGTATAAGTTGCCATAGAATAGAAGATGCAAAACGTAGGGCTATTGGAGATCCATATCGAAATAGATATTTATGTTTTGATAAAATCATATCTATCGAGTATGAGGGGATAGAAGAGGTATATGATCTTCAGATGGAAGCTCCAAATCACAACTTCGTAGCTAATGGTTTTGTATCACATAATAGTGGCCCCCAGATTGAGGTGTATGTAGATAGACTTGCAGATGACTCCGAGATAGATGATATAACTCCTTTTCATGTTTGGCAACTTACATCAGACCCTTCAGGGGCTGGTGGCAGGGCTATAACCTTCTGGCAACCTACAAGTAATGCACAAGAGTTGCTAGCAGTCTATAAGGAGTTTGAGATCAGAGCAGATGATGCTACTGGTATTCCTCGATATGCCTACGGTAATGATCGTGTTGGGGCAGCAGCTCAGACAGCTTCTGGGTTATCTATGTTACTTGACTCAGCAGCTAAAGGGATAAAAGATTCTGTAAGGAATATAGACTTTGGACTTATTAAACCTAGAATTGAGTACCAGTTCTACTGGAATGTTATTAGTAATGATAATATTAAGTTTACTGGAGACGTTAATGTAGTACCTAAAGGCTCAGAGATCCTTACCCTTAAGGGTGCCAGTGAGATGCGAAGGAATGAGTTCCTTCAGATTCTTGCTAATCCTAATTATCTTAGTATTGTAGGGATGGAAGGAGTCGCTGATATCCTTAGAGAGATGGCTAAGACTCTTGGACTTGGTGCTGATATCATTCCAAGTAGAATAGAACTTAGAAAGAAACAAGAAGAGTTTCAGGCCCAGCAAGCTCAGCAGTCACAGCAGCAAATACAGATTGAACAGCAGAAGAGTCAGACAGGTCTGCAAGCTACTCAGCTTCAGATTGAAGGTCAGATGGCAATGCATCAGCAGACTCAAGAACTTAAGGCTGCAGAGCTTCAACAGAAGGCTCAAGCTAAAGCTGAAGAGTTGCAACTTAAAGCTATCGAGATGCAACTCGAAAGAGAGAATCAGGTATCTAAAGAGACTGCATCACTACAGAAGCAACAAATGATAGAAAGTAATAAGTCTCATAATGTAGACAAATCTATAGCTCTTAGTGTTCAAACTGGAGACAAATCCAATATTCAATGAAACTCAATCAAGAAGAAAAGAGACGTATTAGCTCTGGAGATGTACCTTTCTTGAAGAATGTACTCTCCACCGAGCTTGAAGAGATAAAGAACCAACTCTTGTCGTATAGAAGGGATGGTCCTGAGTATGACAATGTACTGAAAGGGAAAGGAAGTTTTATTAAAGAACTGCTAGAACTCCTAGCATAAACCTTCAATCTACTTAAGTAAGCAACCACGCAATCGCCCTCACAGGTCTGTAGTGCCCCTGCTGAAAGAGTACTGGAGAACACAATGTCACTTGAAAAACTGTTGCAAGAAGAAGCAGAACTTGAGAAAGAAATGTTTGGTCCTAGTGAATCCTCGGAAGAGTCCACTAGTAATCTTAATCTTGACCCTGATGATAGTTTTGTAGAAGAAGATGAGACTACAGGGCCTATAGATTTTCCTGATGCTACTAAGGTAATCCAGCAGGAAGAACAAGAGAAAGAACCAGAGAAGCAGCGTGTATCTTGGAAGCAACGCTTCAAGAGTTATAAAGCATCTACCGATAAGACTATATCTACACTGAGGAAAGAAAATGTAAATCTCTTTACTAGACTTCGAGAGTCTGAAGAGAAGATTGATGATCTTTCAGTTAAGCTATCTAACCTTATGAATAGTAATACTGATATCTTTCAGGGAATTATTACTGAAGAAGATACAGATTCTATCGGGGAAGAAGCAGTAGATATTGTTAAGAGAGCCTCACAGAAAGCTGTAGAGGCATCTGTTACTCCGCTTAAAGAAGAGATCAATCGTCTGAAAGCAGATAAAGTAGCTGAGCAACGAAGGCTTGCAGAAGCTAGAAGGGCTTCAGCTTATAATAGTTTTCTTATGGACTTAAGTAAGTTTGTTCCTGATTATCAGAGTATTGATAAGGACCCTAAGTTTGCTCAGTTTATGGAAGGCTATGACGAGTATACAGGAGAGAAGAAAGTAGATGTCTTTAGGAGAGCTGAAGAATTTCTTGATGCTGAAAGGGTTGCAGACTTCTTCATAGAATTCAAGAGGGCATTACCACGAAGTAAAAAAGAAAGGCTAGAGGAAAATATTACACCTACAGGATCTGCATCAGCAAGTAATACGAATACTGTCAAGGCTGAAGAAACTTTCACAGCGAGGCAGGTAGAGGATTTCTTTAATGATATAGCCAGGGGTGTGTATAAAAATAGACAAAAAGAAGCTAACGAAATTGAGGCTAGAATTACTAAAGCTTATGTGGAAGGAAGAATCCGATAACAA